CTTGACCTGAAATGTTTGAATAACCTTGAAATTAATTGAATATTCCAAAGTGGAGGCATCTATTCATATACCGCTCGTGGAAGTATATTAGGTGTGTCATTTGTCTGCTGGGACAAATGAGTGTTGATTTTCTCGCCAAAGAAAATCTTCATCTCTGTTACAGCTTTTACATGTATTGGTATATTTCATATTGAAATTGCTTGTGGCGGGCTCTTAACTAGTTTTGCAATGCTTGACGTTAATGTTTTGAGATTACGGCAGTGATATAAAGTCAATTTGAATGTTATCAATATGGTATAAAGGATTGTGTTTACAAGTGTAAGCATGTACATTGTTCAATTATTTTATCAATCTGAGGAAGTCTCAGTTCCAGATGATTGATTTCAAGCAGTTTCTTCTTTTGATTCCGAATAAATGAGTAGCACAAGAGTGTTGTGTATTGTGCTGAATGTAACAACCTGTTAAACTTGTCGAACTTAACAGTATAAGACACAAAACTTTGGGATGTTTGCTAATAATAAAAAGCTCGTTTCCCACGGCCCTTCTGAGAAAATCATGATCAAAGGTGATCATAAGGAGATGACGATGAAAGCCGCTATCCGCGTCTTACCTTTCCCTCCCAGGTTGACGAAGAAAGGGAAACTTTACTATCGTGGTAAGAACTGGAAGAAAACTAGGAAAGTCGAAGGTCCTCAGAAGATCTGGACCAGTGATGAAATTGATGAAGATACGTCGAGACGAAATGCAAATTTGAGGAAACGTCGTCAGTGGATAATTGGTCGTATGTTGGTTGACCTTGGATTACGTCAGAAATTGTATCCAAATCGTAATTGGAAAGTTCATTGTCACAGAGATTGGTATGGTTGGGAAAATTGTTCCAGTGGTCGAAGTGATTTGATGTGTGACGATGATTGTGACTGCGCAAGTTCCAGATATTCATGCGATGGAGAACTTCCGTGCGTGTGTGGTGGAAATGCTTGTTGTGACCATCAACATGGAATTCTCAGTAGAAAACATTCGAAGTATTGTGGTTGTGGTTGGTGCCAGAGTGGTACACCACTGCCAACGAACTTTTTCTTTGATGAAGAACGATCAGAAGAGTGTTTGATGTATGACGTGCGAAATTACCATGAGAACAGGTCGAACTACCGTGTTGAGAAAACTCAGGAATGGATTGATAGAACGATGTCTCAAAACATTGTTGAGGCTATGAATGTTGGAAACATTGAGGTAAATGCACATCTGGAAATGGAGTCTGACTTCAGTTCTCTTGATGGTGCTGTCCTGGAGAGTCCAATAACGTCGATGAGTGCCAAGGCCCATGGTGAGATGGTACGCCGCAAAATGTGTGGAATATATACAAAAGTTGTTCAGAATTCCCGTGGAATGTTGAAAACCATTCGGATCTCAAAGGAGGAGTTTGAACACATCGAAGAACATGGTGTGACTGAATTTGCTGAGTTTGTTGGTGATGATCGTGATGGTATTAATTACTGTTTTGACAAAACTGTGGGCGCTTATGTGCCTCGTTATGTTACTTCAAATCGTTATGCCGTCCCAGAGTTGCCAAGTCTTGCGCTACGAGAATTTATGGCACGAAATAAGAAAGAAGTGAACGCCACATTGCAGATTTTCGGACTTGGAGATGTGACTGAAGAGGCACGTGAGATGATTGCGAGTTCAAAAGAATTGATTGAAGACGTGAGTGACACGATCCGCCCTCTGCGGAATCACATGGATTCAATGACTTCTAAGGTTGATGTTATCCTTGGTGAGTCTGCACGTGTCTCCGCAAATGTTTCTGGTATCACATCAAAGTTGGATGAAGGTATGGATAAGATAAATTCCGTGCTTGACTCCTTTCAGACTGCCCTTGCACCTTTTGCCATCCAAACTGGTGGTGAGAGTGCTATTTCTTGTGTTCTGCGTCTGATTAAAACTTTGTATGTGACGTCCTGTGCCCAACCAGCCTACCGTATTCGAGTCTTTTTGATTGAAGCAGCTACGGAATTGGGACCAAAGGTGTTTGCGCGTTTTGCCAGCTTTGTTGGTAGAATGTTCAAGGACTTTGGAACCTCTTCTGTTCCTGCCCATCTCGAGATGGACTTGTCTTTTTTGTCTACTATTGAATCAATTGATGTCGGTAGCATTGATTGGGGACAACCTTGGTTGTGTTTGCCTATCATTGGCACACTGATCTCAACCTTCTTGATCTATTCACTTGGACTACCTACTTTGGGATCCTGTGATAGGACTTTGAAGTTCTTTGGTGATCGGTGCCGAAGTGTGACGAACATTTTGATGTTTCAAAGAGCTGCTGGCCCTATGTTCGAATCTGTTATTGAGTGGATCGGGAAATGTGTGCATGGAGAGAAATTCTCTAGGCGCTCAGATCTTGATCGATTCCTTATTGGTTTTGACAAATGGGCCGCAGATGTTTTGTCATTGTTGAAGCGTTGTCCGCAGGGAATGGATGGGTTGTCGCATCTACAGAAAGACGTGAACTATGTCCTCAAGATAGACTCGCTCTATAATGAGGGTATTCAGTTCGCACGAGAGCTTGGCGAGAAGAGATTGAGTCAAGAACTAACTCAATATTACCATCGTGTGTTTGCTGTGATAAATGCAATGAAGAAGGCATGTGATACATCAGGAGCATTTGGAAACAAACCCCGTTGTGAACCCGCTGTTATTCACTTGTTTGGAGAATCTG